GAATAGCCTCTGGTACTGTGAGTGAGGCAGCTAACTCTCCTATTGATTTTGCAATTTCTTGGTCGCTCATCTCTCTAAAGTAAAAAAATAAATATTGAATCAAGGATCAAAGTCATGCTCTATCAAGTGGAAGCCAGTAGCTAAATTCCAATCTAAAACCTTTATAGTTTTCTTTTGAGACGGACACCCCTTCTTCTGGCAAAGAAACAATCTTAAAAATGTAGAACCGAAACACTCTCCATCCCATAGGATCTATTCTATGAGCTGCATAGTCACTCGTATTCAAGTAAAATTGCCATTTATTTAGTATTCTTTCTATGTTTCCTATTTTCATCTCTCTAAAGTAAAAGGGTAAAAGAGCAGTTTTTGTCGTGCTCAGGACGGGGGTTAGTTTATTGGCCACAAAACAAGAGCTGGCTTGCCCTCTCCTACAGACCCTTCATCATGACCTTGTTCTTTTAGCTCATCTGTTAATTTTTCATAATACACCTCTCCCGAGTATGAGGAATCGGCGTCATACACTGAATTATCGTCAATTCCATCAAGCGGACTAAAACTATTGCCTTCTGAATCTTTTTGCAGAATTACAATTCTGTTTTCATCGACGGCTTCAAGTTGTTTTTTGAGTTCTTTTACTGTCATACCAATAAAATAAAAAAATAAATGTTCAGCTTGAGGGCTGGTTGATAGGGGTGAGAGGTTTCAGCACGAGTATTCTCAGGCCGCTTACTCTCCCCCATCAATCAACGCTCAATTACTTGTCTCTCTTTCCCCTTCCTCTAACCCTTCTTCATAAGCCTCTTGTACTATCTCATCGTGTTTCTGAATTATTGTTTCAGCGTAGTACATTGGCTTTGAAAGCAGGTTTCCTGTGAGGTGTTGATAAACTTTTCCTACTTGCCGATAAACAAATATCAAATCAATCATTTCATTCTTCACTTTCTTCATATCTAGCTTGTTATCAGTCATAAGAAGAGGTTTCCAAATCTCTTCAAAATCTTTTTCTGCTTGTATTTCTTCCTTCATGGTTTATTGGGGGTTAGTGATCTCAAATTTTCCAAAAACAAATTTGAATATGCAGTATCCTTTTTTGAGTCCAGGCAGATCTTTGTAGAGGTGAGTTATAGTGAGAACCATTCGAGGAGAATTATCACTTTTTAAAATGACCAAGTCTCCTACTTCAAAGTCTCTATCGTTGTACCTCACTTCAAAGTCTTTTCCTTCCTCTAGAAGATCAAGATATTTTTGCTCTATTTTTAGTTCATGAATTTTCATAAGTTTTCATTTAGTTATATATCCGCACAAGCTGTGCATTAGGGGGTGGTTTTAATTTTTTTAGCTTTATACCCCTTACGACTGTAGTAAGTAGCAATGCATGACTTGGCCTTATCTTTCGACATTACGGATATATATTTTCCAGACCCAGTTTCATTGGGGTGAGTTATTGCTTCGCCATCTTTAGTGACGATTATGTATGTATCCATAATATAAAAAGTAAGTAATTAAGCTGTCTTATAATCATCCAATCTCCACTTCTGGCATCTGTCGTCTACCATCTCTCTAGTCTCCTCCTCATCTATCGCTCTCATCTCTAACTCGAACGCTTTGGGACACATTCCGTGACTCGCTTGTCCACCTACTGAATGAAGGATATCTTCGAGGATTTTTTTCCGTGTCTCATTCTGATAGGCACAGATCACTCGTAGCCACCGTGGGGCGTTCTCTACGTGCTTGAGATTAAAGCCAGGGGTGCAAATATGGTCATGGCTAGGGAAGTCGGTCATTTGTTCTTCGTTACAAGGTATTGATAAAGGAACTCGTGGGCTTGTTTTTGTTTTTCCCAGGGTTCGAGGTCTTGCCATCTTTCACAGACTTCTCGATCCCACGAAGCAATCACTGACCAATCAAGACTTAGGTCAACATTTCCCAACCTCCTCAACGCCACCCTACAGTGCTCAAGGGTGATGGGGTGGCCGAGGATTATTGCTTCATCCTTTATGTTTATTTTTGCAGGTGATCTGAGGTTCGGGTGAGAATAGAACTCAAGCCATATTCCGTCCGATTCCTCGTATAGTACACACTCCATACTGTCAGCGGTTCTTTTGAATCTACACCCAAAACTCAACTTCATAAGCTCTGGCACCAAATCCCGTATCACTCCTTCTAGCTCCGATAATTGTTGTTTTGTGATCATTTCTCTTTAGGTAAAAGAATATGTTGTAATAATCCTGATATACGGCATCCCAATTTCATCGGATACGCGTCTTACTGAAAATTGACTCATATTTACGTCTAAGACTACCCAGTTTTCCCCATCTACTGATCCTTCGTAATCATAAGTGGTCTTTATTTCTCTCATCCCTCTTTAAGTAAAAAAGTATCAAGCAATTCAAACAGTTCTGCTGCTGGGGATTTGAGGATTGTAATAGGCTTTGATGTGTCGTATCTTGCGTCTGGTGAAACTAGCTCCTCACCCCACTCCGCATCTGCCAGTATTTCTTGGAGGGATTTAGAAACGCAGCCTTCAGTAGCACTTGCCCATAGCTCAGACAAAGCGCCTAGTTCATCTCTTTTAAATCCTCCTGGTTGATCAAACATCCACTCCAGGACATCGCCTATCATTATTGGGGGTCTATATGTTGGGCTGCACTCATAGTAATCACAAATACCATCCCCCAACGCCTCTATAATCCGTTCTGTATCGTGTTTTGTGATCATATAATTGGAAAGTGAGTATTTTCTATAGTTTCTTTCATGTCGTCTAAAGCTGCTTGATACCCTTCTCGAAACCATTTTTCAGGGTCAGCCATTTCGGGAAAGATGATCCCCCTGAACTCTTTCTTTTGCTTGAGAGTTCTTATTTCCGCGATGATGTGTTTTTTACGCATGGGATTTTATTATTTCTCTAGCTTCCGAAAGCATTTTTTCTAGGTCTTCTATGGTGTGTTTAACGTTCTTTCGTGATTGTCCGTAGAGATACTCGTGTCTCTCGGGAAAAGTCTCTTTAAACCACTTTCTAGCGTCTGCTGGGTGCTCTCCCCACCACCGATGACAATCGAAGCAAAGGACTTTGATATTCAGAGGATCGAACTTAAATTGATTTCCTCCACTGACGGGGATTACATGAGAAGCCTGACAATAGAACCCTGATTGATACGTGTGACACTTTTGACAGGTGTAGTTGTCTCTGATCTTCACAAGCAACTTGACTGCATCCATCAATCTTTCTTCGAGATTTTTCTTTTTTTTGGGCATTAGACGGAATTATTGAATTTTATGAGACCTTTTACTTCTGGGGCTTTGAATGATTTTTCCTTAAGAACCCCTGTGACGAGAAAGAACTCGCATTTTTGCTTGATAGTCAGCGGATCTCCACTGCAAGCAACGGTATGTATTTTAATTTTTTTCATGGGGAAAGGTTATCCAGTCGGGCTTGTTGTTCATTTTGTTTTCTGTAGGGGTGAGTTTTGATTCATATTCTCTTCGGTACCTCATTACGGTTTCGATGTTAAGAAATGGATATCTGTTGATTACGTATCTCTGTAGTTCTTTTGGATTTTTTAGATATCGCTGTCTTAGATCTGGATCTCTTTTGATCATGATGATCAATCCTTCTTCATTTATTGGGTTCATGATAATTGTTTTAAAGGAATACGATTGCCAGATACTGGGTGGTAATAAGCTAGGAAAGTCTCCAACAACCTCGCTTCATTCACGGGCCCTTGATAGACCTCACAACGCCAAACAACTACTTTCTTCCCCTCCACCACCATTGACCCGTGTAGTGCTTCCTGGATCCATTTCAGAGCTCCTGAAGCTCGGTCTTCTGGCTTGATATCATGGAGCCGAACCTTGTTTGTTGGATATTCATTACCCTGCAAGTACACAAACGGCTCTCGGGCTTTTCTAGCTAGGTCTACTGCATCCACCTCGTGTTTGTTAAGGTAGATTTTTGTGGTATCACCTGCTTCTGTGATGGTTGCGTACCGTTTCTTTGTCTCAGTACTGACTGCAAATGGATTTATGGTTTTCATGTGTATTTTTTAGTAGATCATTGATTCCCGCTGCATTTTTTGAATCTCAAAGAATTTGTCGCGGTCTTGGTGGTACTTGGAAACTGGCGAAGCTCTTGAGCTTGATTTCTCAGCGTTGCGAAACCAGGTAGAGAGTCGTCTGCGAACCTCGAAGGTTTTCTGTTGCTTCCATCTGCACGTCTTCCCAGACTTTGAAGGTTCGGTCCAGTAGTCGATGAACTTCTCTAGTTCTGCCTGTGCTGCTTCTTGAGAATTTCCCTTTTGGATAACTCCCATTAGGACGTGGTTGTATATTTCTCCCTTGGCAAAAAATTCTTCTGCAATTTCTGCTGGTGTTGGGTCAGACGAAATTTTTTCGTCTGCTGTACCCTTCTTTACATTCTTATAATTCTTTACATTCTTGTTAGGGTCGATACCTGGACCGTCCTTGGACCGTCCTTGGTCAACTTTGCGGTCAACTTGCTGGTGCTCATCCCAATTTTTGATAGTCACTATGCCACCTTTAGCGGTTCGCTTGAGGTCAATCATGCGGTCAGCTTCAAACCTCTTTATCCAATACAAGACCGTCGACGGTGAGAGACCTAATTCCTTTGCCATTTCTCTCTTTCCCATTAGGAATTGACCAGGTTTTAGAGAAACTTTTTCTCTTTTTGCGTAAAATTCTCTTTCCTCATGTGAAGCTCTCAGAAGGCACTCAACCCATATGTGAACAGCTTTTGACTCCCTGTATATTGGTGACTTCTTTAGTTTGCGATGTAGTTTTATCCAGCCGTTTGACATAATTTAGAATGGTAAGTCTTCTACAGATATTTGACCGAGGTCTTCTTGGCTAGGGTCTGGGCCTAGATCCTCTGAGGTGTTTTGTTTTGGCTTTGTGTTAAGCATGATCAGGTTGTCCACGACAATTTCAGTCCGATAGTTTTTGTGGCCTTCCTTTTCCCATGAACGAGTTTGTAGGCGTCCAGAGAAGAAAGCTTTGTCTCCCTTATGGAGATATTGTCCCGCTATCTCAGCAATTCGACCCCAGAGAACTACGTTGTGATATTCAACATCTTTCTTTCTTTCTCCTGTGTTTTTATCAGTCCATTCTCGATTAGTAGCCACTGACAAACTGGTGTAGAACTTGCCGTTTTGAGTTTGTTTTACTTCGGGATCTCTTGTGAGATTTCCGATGATTTCTGCTTTGTTGAGTGATGACATATGAATTGAGTAATGATTTAAAATTCTATTTCATTTGGTAGTGGTATTTGTATATTGAGATCTGTAGCCGCCCATCTCCTTACTTCCTCTAGGAAGTCTTCAAATGTTTTTGTATCGAGATCTGAAGTGCTCCTAGTAGTTGGAAGCATTCGCTTTTCTACCCTCAGAAACTTCCACTTGAGGGCTTCGTGCATCTCTTCTCTGGTGTATCCAAGCTCTTGACTTAGGATCGTGATGACCACTCCCCAGTAGTAGCGATTCTGATTATTGCTCCTTCCTTTCTTGAGCTTTTTGACGGTCATGACGACACGTCCTGAGAGGCTATTTAAGTACTCTGTAAAGAGTTCTTTGTTGTAAAGGGTGAACTTCCCTTTTTCGATCTGTCCTTGGAACGTAGGGGTCATTATTTCGACATAAAGCTGATAATTTCAGTGATTTTCCCTACTCCTTTCTCAAACCCATCTAAAAGCTTTTCGTGCATCTCCTCATCTGGCTTTATGCGAACGATCACTAGAGATTTTTTAAAGTTTGGATTATACGAAACGTAATCCCACCATTTCCGACCTGTCACAAGAAGGTTCATTTGAATTTGCCAGATATACTTCGACTCGATAGCGTTTTCGTCGAGGATGTTTTTGAAGTGATTTAGATCTCCTTTGCACTTGATCTCTAGCCCTCCATCCTCTCCGATCAAACCGTCTGGGCTACACCCCACAAAATTATCCAATTCAACGAAACCAACTTGATCAACAATATTACCTGTTTCTAGTTCGTATATGGATCGAGCCTGATCTTCTAGTTCTATACCTCGCTGCATGTTTTCGTTTGTATACCCTTCCTCTTCTCCATTTGAGAAGTATTTAGCCATGAGTTTAGTGATGTAGGTATCAAGACCTTTCCCGTTGTTTCCAATCTCCTGAGCGTGAGATGCTGTCATCTTTCCTTTTCGTATCTCATGCCATTCAGGTGTGCCTTGTTCGATGTTATGAATTTTCATTTTCTTGAGCGTTAGAGAGTAGTTGTTGTTTTCGTTCAGTCACGATCTTGTCAAATTCTTTGCCCCTTCCTTTTCCATTCGATCGCATCTCCTTATAAAACACTGATAGATCTTCAATGGTTTCAATCTTCATGACTTTCTTTTCGTACTCTTGTAGTTCTTTGAGTAGCTTCATTTCTTTCTCTTCTAGGAACTCTTCCATTTCCTCACTAGAGGCGACGTCACCAGAAGCCATATAACCCAGGTTTGCTAGTGCTCGTCCTACGGCGATGGTTTCTAGTTTTTCGAAGTTTTTTTCACCCTTTGAAGGGCCTAGGGATCGACCAGTTGCCTCTGCTGAGCCCTCGTCTTTCTTGTCTTTTAGTACTCTGGCCTTGAAAGATGTTTGATCTCCATGAAACTCAAATGATGTTTCAATGAGTCCATTAGGGCAATCAGAACGAAACTCTTTGATTCGAGCTGGAACAGTTGCGTACTCCTTCCCTTTGAGATTGATTGTTTGTACTTTTTTCATGTATAATGTGATTAGGTTGCTATTAACTTTTAGAATGGTTGGTAGTAAGAAGACTCTGAGGTTCGTTTTACGTCCTCGGCGTCTTCGATATGTGCGATGCAATACTGCTCGTCTGCATCTAGTCCTGGCCAAGGTTCAAACTTTTCTATGCAGTATGTGCTCATGCACTGGACTTGTTCGCCGTTTGCGATTCGAGTCATGTTTGCGAGAAGTGTTATTCCCCTGCCCGCTTCCAGTTGTTCGTATTGAGTCATATTACGGGATTAAAAGAGTGATAAAGATGAACGAGAGGAGATAGAAAAGTGTCATTGCTGCTAGTGGTCTTTCTTTCTGTCTCTCTTGGTAAACTCCATTGATGAGTTCTAGTGTTTTGGTTTTCATTTTTCAGTTAGGGTGAAGTGTTTTTTTTGCTTTTTATAGAGGCCGTTCTTGTAGGCATTGAAGAGATTTGGGTTAGCACTGAATTTTTCCCAGCACTGCTCCACCTGAAACCTGTAGTCTGAGAAGCGAGGATCATTGATGATGTGAGAGTTGTATCGAGGATGGAACTGACAGAGTCCCGTTTCACGTTGTCCGTAGGTTGGGTAGTCTCCTCTTCGGTCAAGTGTCCATAATCCATTTTCTCCATCTATCGTTGCCAAGAAATCAAGATTGTTGTTCGAGACTTCAGAGGCATATCTGACAATGTAGTTCTGGTCTTCTCCAGCCGTATGCTTTACGTAGAGTGTCTTTTTGTTTTGTGGCGCACTCGCTCCTAGAGAAAATCCTGCTGTCCTTGGATTTTTGCTGTCCAGGTAGCGACTTTTGTCATGTCTGGATTCTCCATAGTCATTTCCTTTTGAATCTTCAGCTTCGAGAGATCTTTCTCTACGAGAGCTTTTGCTTTCTGAGCGTTTTCTAGAGCTGTCATGTGAAGGTGTACTTGTTCCGAGTACATAGCGTGCTCTTCATTAAGAGCGTTGATCTGAGCGTCTACACCTCCCTCTTGTGAAGAGATAAGAAGTATTGATGCAGATAGTGCTAGTACTGCTGTGATGCCGATATTTATTGCTTTGGTATTCATTTTTATATTGTTATGAGATAGATGAGGTTCACTACGCTGTACAAGATCAGGGATGCTGAGATGCAGGCGGAGTAAGTGAGTATTTGATTGATCATAATATTAGTATTTTAGAGCTATTCTACTAAATTTTTGTCAATAAAAAGAGTTATATCATCATCCAAAGCTTTTGCAATGTCATCTGCTATATTGAGCGTTTTTATCTTTGGTGTTTTTAAGTAGTACCTTACTGTTGACACAGGTCTACTTGCTCCTTGGGCTACCTGCTCATAACTAAGCCCTAACTGAAGACGTTTTGCTTCCGCTGGTGTGATCTTTTGGACTTTTGCCATTAGATTGATTTAAATAGTAATATGTCGAAAGTTTTTTGTTTAACAAGCTTGTATATAAATAGTAGCAAACCTACTAATCAAAGTCAAGCATAAAGTACAGGAAATGTTAATAAATTAGTATAATAGCTTTAATAAGCCAATAACAAGGCTGTCTTTATGGCTTTTTTAGCCTGTTTTGTTAATATGTTGTTTGATAAAAGATATAAAATATTGTTTAGTTATAACTTTTTAAATCCTTGTGTTAAAGTATCTAGCTTATTAAAGCCGTTTTATGCATTTAGGGAGCCTACTAAAAAACCTTAGAAAATCCAAGAGGTGGACACTTAAAAAGCTTTCAGAGGAATACAATTCCTCAAAGAAAGCAGATATGAGTGATATTCACCTTAGTCTTTTAAGTATGTATGAAAGGGGTAAGTACCAGCTTTCAAAAGAGAGGATGAAGGATATTCTTGTTTTTGGATTCAACTACACCCCCAAAGAAGCAGACCAAGCTATCTCTGAATACATTGTCTCTCAAGAAGGGAGGAACCTCGGACTAGAGAAGGTTAAAGAAATTCTTAACCAATCTTCATCAAAACTTCATTTTGAGAAGGTAGAGTGGAGTCATTCTAATCTTATTCCTGTGTTCAATTCTGTAGGTGCTGGCTTCACCAGTGACACAACTATCGAGGCAGATGTATATTTCCCTATCCCTTCTGATGTTCGGTACCCGAAAGACAGACTCTTCTACGCTCACGTCGAAGGCGACTCCATGAAGCCCGCTATCATGAACGGTGACTATGTACTCATTTTGAAAGACGAGGTCGAAATGATCGAAGGGAAGATCTACGCTTTTTGGGTGGATGGAAGGTACACGATCAAACGATTCAAGAAGATCACCGATGAGATATACCAACTCACCCCTAATAACCCAGACAAGGAGTCGGTCACAGTGACGCCCGATATGCAAAAGAATATTTACCCAGTGGGGAAAGTGATCAGGGTGCAGAGACGGCTTGATTAATTTTATATACCGTAAGTGGCTTGAAATGAGCAAAGGTTTAAAATGGCATTACTTCGGAATGTTTGGGATCATGGTAGTTTTGTATCTTGTTCTTAGAGTTGCCGAGGTTGGCGTTGCGGATATCTTGAGTGATGAAAGTCTCGTCGACGAGTTCTTAGTGATATCACAGCTAATAGTTGTGTTTTATGGATTCGTGTACTTCCTCAGATTCCTCAACAACAATTGATCCATGTACAACGACGGCTTGATTAGCTAGTGTTACACCAGGCGTACGCACGTTGTTTGACATGTAGTGTTTTTTGAGCTACATTCTTTTTGTCTTCAATATGAAGGCCCCAGAAACTACTTCTCAGACTGAATCTTTTACGTATCACTTACAACAAAGACTCTAAACCTGGAGTAGTAGGAGGTGTGAAAACACTCTCTACGAGGCTAGCGCCTCCTCTCTCTGGGTTTGGAGTTTTTTCAGGAGGTTAGCCAGGCGTCTGTCATTACAGCAGAAGCTCTGGCAGGCGTCTGTACTTATCTTCTGTGTTGACCCAAAGTAGCTATGTTCCAATGCTACACTTGCGGAGGATGCATCATCTTTCGCACAAGAAAAAACGGGGTAAAGTACCCCGTTCACGTTGGATCTAGTAATCACTAGATCGTGAGCCCGTCATCCCTTGAAAGTTGGCGGGCTTTTTCTGATGCAAAATCAGACGGAAACAACTGAGTTAGTTGCTTTCGCCAAACTTTGCATAGGATATATATAATAAGTTATTCATGATGTCAATGTCAAGAGAACATCACGATCAATAAACATAAACTACTGTTTTTGTATTTACATGTAAACTACTCGAAATTGCTAGAGTGCCAAGGTGTGTACTACTAACATTTTGACTTTTGAAAAAGTTCATGTTTAAGGAAGGGTACTACTCTTTCATATCATGAACCATGATTACCAAGACCACAGCCAACAAGGCTCTTTTAGTTCGATCGGTTATCGGAAAGAACGCAAACCGACTCAACAACAAGGATACTCAAAAGTATCTATCTGTTCATCGTGCACTCAATAAAGCACTTGCTCCTCAAATCGAAAAGATGAAGGAGTTTGAAAAAGAACAGAATGAACTTGTCATAAAGTTCCGAGAACAAGAAGCAGATCTCGTATCAAAGAAAGCTCAAGCTCAAGGAGAAAAAGAAAAAGAAGCTGTCCAAGCTGAGATTGATTCTCTTCCAGTTGGGTACGGTAAAGCAGTGAAGCCACTCAGTAAGAAAATCGACGCTCAATCAGAACTCGACAAGAAAACGGATATCGAAATTACTTTTGATGGAAATGCTTTTGCATGGCTTCGAGAACACGTTGAGAACAACGGAATTGATCTCGCAAAGAATCAAGACGGTTCAGTTAACAATGAACTCCTTGAAGACCTCTTTTGTTTTGTAGGACTAAATGAGTAATGAGAACAGGACGCCCTTTAAAGTTCGCAACACCTGAGATACTTCAGGAAAAAATAGACCAGTACTTTAAGGAAACTCCTCCTATTGAAGTTACTATCTCTGGCCTTGCTCTTTTTCTTGATACGAGCAGAGAAACGCTTATGAACTACGAAAAGAAGGATGATTTCTTTGACACTGTAAAAAAAGCAAAGCTCCGAGTGCAGGTTGAGTATGAGAAAGACCTTAGGAAGAAAGCCAGGCCAGGAGATATCTTCGCACTCAAAAACTTTGGATGGTCAGACCGACAAGAGATCACTGGCGCAGATGGTAAAGACCTTCCTACTCCAATAATCCCGATCAATGTTCATACAAACAACAGCAACAAGGAAGATAACAGCGTTGTCGAAGAGGATTAGAGCTATTCAAGGAGGGACTTCCGCAAGTAAAACTATCTCTGTGCTCTTGTATTTGATCGCAATGGCTCAATCAGATAAAACCCCGACTCTTACGAGTATCGTCTCTGAGTCATTCCCTCATTTGAAACGTGGATCAATGAGGGATTTTTTAATGATCATGCAAGAACATGGATACTTCAAGGACAAGAGATGGAATAAGTCTGATTACACTTACACTTTTGAGACGGGTTCGAAGATAGAGTTCTTTTCAGCAGACCAGCCAAACAAAGTCAGAGGGCCACGGCGACATAGGCTTTTTGTGAATGAGGCTAACAACATACCTTATGAGGCCTTTGATCAGCTTGAGGTTCGTACAAGAGAGTTTATCTTTCTTGATTGGAACCCCACCAATGAGTTTTGGTTTTATGAAGAGATACAAGGAAAACGTGATGACGTGGACTTTCTCATACTGACCTACCTAGACAATGAAGGACTCCCAGAAGAGATTGTGAAATCTATTGAGCAAAGAAAAGAAAAGAAAAGCTGGTGGCGTGTCTATGGTGAAGGTCAACTAGGAGAAGTCGAAGGGAAGATATACAGAGGCTGGAAGATTATTGATGAAATCCCTCATGAGGCCAAACTAATTAGACGAGGGCTTGACTTTGGGTACACAAATGACCCGTCTTGCTTAGTGGATATTTACGCTTACGATGGAGGCTACATTATCGACGAGAAGCTTTTTAGAAAGGGGATGAGCAACAAGCAAATAGCTGACTTGATAAACAACCAAGAAGAGGATGTGCTTGTGATCGCAGATAGTGCTGAACCGAAATCCATTGACGAAATCAGAAGCTACGGAGTACAGATCATAGGAGCGAAGAAAGGGAAGGACTCTGTATCATTTGGGATTCAGTTTGTTCAAGATCAGCAAATAAGCGTAACTAAGAGAAGTGTGAATGTGATTAAGGAGTACAGAAACTACCTATGGGAGACAGATAGAGACGGAAAGATTCTCAATACACCAGAGCACCCCTTTTCTCACTCTATGGACGCTATTAGATACGGCTTTTCCTCTTTGGTGAAACCAGAGAAAAAAAGCAATGTAAGCGACGCCGCAAAGAGCTACTACGGCGAAACAAAGCTTGATTGGGGTGGTGGAACTTCAAATCAGCTTGCAAATCAAAAAAGTTCACTCTAGTGCTTGTACATAACCACTAGAAAATGACAGAGGAACAAATACGGCAAAGCGTCGGGCGTCTCATTGAGGATAACTACGATGTAAAGATCGATAGAGACACTAAAAACGAGAATATCCTTAATCTCTTCAAGGAAGGATTTATGGCTTATTCTCCTTCTGGTGCTCGTAAGGTAGAATCAATGCTTTTACAGCAAATCATGTGGCGCACAATGGATAAGACCAAGCCACTTGATTTTAGTATGCAGTCAAATAGACCAGAGGAGATCGAGCAACTTGTGACTTATGGCGTATCAACGATGGCTGATAGGTCTGAGCTGATCGGGAGTCTCAGAAGTAAACAGGGTGTTTGGTGGAACTCATATCTTTTTGGAGATGCTTTTTATATGTGGGGAACGCAAGACAACGACGATATACCTTTGATCTTCTCGGTAGTACCGAACTCGAATATATACGTAGATCAATACTGTACACAAATACGAACAACAAAAGGGAGGTCAGCAACAAAGGTACTTGTGATCTTCTCAATGGCACCAGAGCAAGGGTATGCGATGTATCCAAGGCTCAAGAGAAACGAGGTGAAGGGGCAAATTCCTAGAGAAATAAATCGTATTGCTAATGTAGAAACTGGAAGAGATGAACAGCAAACCTGGAAGATACAAAACGATGTACTTGAGATAGGATTTTACTTTGATATTTCCGATTCAAAGAACCCTGTTTTTTCGATAATCGCTGGTGACTCAATGGAGATTGTAAAAAGAAAACAAGGGTTTGGAGGAAAGAATCAGTACCCTTTTGTTTTGGACGGTCAGCCATACATACCAGTTGGGCAACGTGTTTGTATGCCGTCCGCTCAAGGGTTTTATAATTACGGTATAGGAGATCTTTTCTTTAAGCTTGCAGAGGTTTCTCGGCAACTTATCAACCTCGCTTTTGGTCATGCTGAAGAATCAGTCTATCCTACTTCGATTGTCTCAATCGCTCAAGGTACAGCCTCTGACTTCTTCGCAACCTTACAAGAGGCCAACAAAGCAAAAGGGGCTGGTATGAAGCCAGTAGTACCCCTTGAATACGATCCTAATGCACCAGGAGGAAATAGGCTTGGGGTTCAAACCCTGGCCACTCAAGGAGCTATGGGAGAGTTTCAGGCAATGTACGACCTTATCACCAAAGAAATCAGTCGATGCGGGATTGTGCTTGATGATCTTGATCTCAACCCGCAAGCCACTCAATACCAGATTTTAGCAGAAGAAGAGAAGGCGACGGCATGGGTGAAGCAAGTACAAGAATACAACGCTTCTGAATGGGAGTTTTGTTTGAATGTTCTCCTGGATTTTTCAAAGAAGTTTATCAAGAAATCGAACAAGTCCCCTATTGATATCCCTGTAGCTTTGGAGGTTGATGGCCAACCGATAAAAGGTGAGTTCACGCTTGGTGCTTGGTCTGATGAACTTAAGAAGAACAATTACTTTCCAAAGGTTGATAGTCGATCGGGTGCAATCCCTTCGAATGTTGTAAAACAAACAAAGCTTCAGCGTGTAATGTCGATGTTTCAACCTGGTACGCCAGAGTTCACACAACTTTCAAAGAAATTCGCACAACTGAACGACGTTGATATTAAGTACTCACAAGGTCCAACTCAAGCACCACAAGAAGCTACGGAGTCCATGGAGATAGACGCACCTGAAGTCCCCCCGATGGGACAACAAGTCAGTCCTGAGCAAGTAGCACAGGCAATAGCATAGGTTTTATTTTATTACATTTTTTATTATGGATCGTTTTACAATCAAGGTTCGCATCATAGAAACTGGCGAACTAGACACGATTTGGGCACACCGTTTTAACCCTGAACTACATGAAAAACTTGAAGAAGATGTTTCAGAACCTACTGAAGAAGTGGAGAAAGTCGATGATGCTGAGGAAGGAGAAGAAGAACCAAAAAAGACTAAGAAAAAAGGAGGAAGAAAGTCGAGTAAAAAGTCTGAGGAAGTACAGCCAGAATCTAAGGAAAGCGAAAGCACAGACGCCTAAGTGTCAGCGTCTTCTTGGAAATGAAAGACTTGTCGGAGAGATGGGTTTTATCTGGGATAAAAACGCGACACACCTACAGCTCATTGCAGCCGTAAAACTAATGGAGTACGAGAAATCGCGCTCTTTTAGTCGTGAAGAAATAGACGCATACAAGGAGGGATTGGCTGCAATTCCTGTATTTCTAGCGGAGTGCCAGGAGGAATATGAGAAAATGCTTGACAATTAAAAAAGTGCAGACTTGTGTCAGTTTGTATCCTTAACAACTCGGAAATATGTCTGAGCAAGAACAGAAAGGGCCTGAGCATGATCTTTTCAAAGATAATGACAGTCTCGGATCTGAGTCATTGACAGATCCCGCAACTGACACCGCTAAAGAAGGTGAGCAGAAGCAAAAGCCAGATTTAGGTTCACTCAATCGGGCCAAGCAAGTAAATGTTTGGGCTGAGCGGATCGAGAAAGGCGAAGCATCATTTGATTCTATCCCAGAAGACCAAGAATGGCTCAAGTCACTGGTCGAGGATGAAGTCAAAGAACGTGCAAAGCGTTCTGATATTGATTCAATCGTAAGGCAGCGGCTCGAAGAAGAGCGCAAAGCTGAAGCGAGGAAAGCTCAATCTCAGAAGTATGAAGCTCTTAAAAAAGATCTTCAAACAGCCGATCTCACCGACAGCGATAAGCAGTTAATTGCCGCTAAGTACGACAGCCTGAAGGCGAAAGGACTCAGTAATGCTGATGCTTTGGAAGAAGCGTTAGACGTTTACAAGGTCATTTCAAAATCAGGGGAAGATGCACTTTCTCAAATGAAGGAAGATATGCAGATTCCGTTGTATACAGCACCCGTCGAGGATAAAGAACCTGAGTATGGGACTGAAGACTTCTTCCAAAAGGGGGATGCTCAAGATCGCGTAGAGCGGATGGAGCAAATCGCTATGGGTCAGTAAGTCTGAAGTAATGAGTTGTTAATGGGCAATTTTATCCCATTAACATCTTACGATGGCTAATAACACAACTGTTTTCAACCCTAAGTTGTGGCAATCGTCTATCCAGGATTACCTGGTCAACATGCTTGTTGCAAAGATGGTCGCTATGACAAAATTCGAAGTTTCTCTCTCTTATGGGAAAGAAATCGAATTTCCAGAGATGTCTGATATTTACCTGCAAAATTACACACCAGGTACAGACCTCTCAGCTCAACCTATTGTCGGTACTTCTAGCGTGCTTCAGATTAATCAATCTAAAGCTGCTCTTCTTGATATCGATAAGATTGAGAAAATCCAGTCTAAACCAGACTACCAAATCAAGCTTTCTAAACAGCTTGCCTACCAACTCGCGAACGGTATTGATGCCGCTGTGATCTCTACAGGGGTCAACGGTGCTACTCTTACCGCTTCAGGAGGAACCCTAAATGCTGCGTCTATGTTTAAAGCGATGCTTGATGCTGACACGGTATTATTTAGAAATCGTGCATACAGCCAAGGTTCACAGAAATTTGCAATCATGGGGCCTAAGTTTAAAAACTTCCTCACCTCTACTTTTGTCGCAAATGGTTTCAAAGAATCTGACTCGTCTTTACGCAATGGTTTTGAGGGACGTGCAAATGGATTTGACGTTTATTGCTCAAACAACGTGCCTTCTCAAGTTGATCTCACTATCGCTACGAATCCAACCAACGGAGACACGATTGAGATCTTCGGTGTAACAATCACCTTTGCTACTTCAGCGTCAAACCCTGGAGAGGTAACAATCGGAGGTTCTGCCGCAGCTACACAGACAAATCTTTCTAACTTGATCGATAACACCTCTACGGGCTTCGTCGACTTTAGCCAGGAAGATCGTGCAGTCGTCGAGAACGCCAATATCGAAATTGGTGCTTGGTCTGCTAATAAAGCAACTATCTCAGGTGCTGGATATATCGGAGGTACTGCTGACTTTACTTCAGCAAACAACTTCTTCGGGACAGAAACGACCTACATTCTCTTTGGTGTGAAAGGAGCAATCGCTTTGGCAACTCAAATACAGCCAACGCTTGAGCTTTCTGACAAACCAATGCAGTTCGGTCAATACCTTAAAGGTATCGATTTGTTCGGAACAAAAGTCTTCTCTCGTTCTGGGAAGCGTCTTTACGCACTCACTGTTAACGCTTAATCACCCTTAAAATGGCTCAAAAAGATCCAGCTTACATATCGGACTTAAATCTTATTAGAAACGGGAAAGGGATCACTCTCGGACCTGACTCTAGTAACGATGAGAAGCGATTGTTCAACGGTGAAGGGTTTCAGTTGAAACCCGCTATAGTGACAGCAAAGACAACAACAACAACCCTGACGGCCGCTGAGGTCGTCGGGGGGATGATTACTGCTAACCAGGGCGCGTCTGGTGCAGCTACTTACACTCTTCCTACAGGGACTCTCTTAGCTGCGGCTATTGATGGTCTTTTCGTGGGTGCTTCCTTTGACCTCACAGTCACGAATATCTCAACCGATGCGGCTGAGGACGTGACTATTGCAGGGGGAACGGGAACGACTCTCGTAGGGAATGGCGTAGTGGCTTCTAATAACGCAGCTACTGACAGGTCAGCGGGAACCTTCCGTTTTGTTTACACTGCTGAAAACACTTTCAGCGTTTACCGAATCGCTTAATCAAAAGGGGTGCTTTATTGCGCCCCTTTTTTCTTAATTCAAACTCATGAGAAATTTTCCAAAAGAGAACTACGTCATATTTAAAAATCAAGGAGCAGACGGTCAAGGTGTTGCTTTTAAGGTCGAAGAGTTCGAAAAACTTACTTTTGCACTCGATACTTCAAGTTCTGCTGCGATGACTATTAAAGCTTTGATTTCTACACAAGAAACAGAGCCTGACTGGTCGGCTTCACAATCAGCAACTAATCAGTATTCATACGCTCGTATCACGTCTCTAGGGACAGGAACAACAGTAGCAGGAGCTACTGGGATCGTTCTTTCAGGTACAGACGTACACGACACCTACACAGTCGAACTAGGAAGCGGAGCTGTCCGATGGATCAACTTTGATCTTTCAGGGTACTCAGCTGGTCAAATCGATGAACTCGCCTTATTCCCTGTTAATAACACTCTTCGATGAGCCTAAAAACCATTCGCTCTAATCGTTTGGAGCTTTCAGATGCATACAATTTCACAGGAACGCTCCAAAAGAATGGTGTGAATGTTGCTACCGTGAACGACTTAGTCACAGGTGCAACAGGATACACAGGGTATACAGGCTATACGGGTGCAGCTTCGACTGTCACAGGCCCTACAGGGTACACAGGCCCAACTGGTGCTCAAGGAAATATAGGAGCAACAGGATACACTGGCCCAGATGGAGCCACTGGTCCAACGGGGTATACAGGATACACGGGAGCTGATGGTAGTGACGGCGCAACGGGATATACAGGATATACAGGCCCTGCTGGTTCGGCGTCTGCTACAGGTGCAACAGGATATACAGGATATACAGGATATACAGGGCCAGCGTCTTTTGTGCCAGGGCCTACGGGGTATACAGGGTACACTGGCCCAGCAGGTACAGGAAGTACGGGGTATACAGGGTACACTGGTTATACAGGTGTCCCTGGATCGGCCACTGCAACAGGTGCTACTGGGTATACGGGTTATACTGGGTACACAGGAGATACAGGCGCACAAGGCCCCACAGGTTATACAGGGTACACAGGATACACTGGTGCTCAGGGAGACATTGGGCCTACAGGATACACTGGGTATACAGGAGCGGCCTCAACTATCACAGGACCAACTGGGTATACAGGATATACTGGTGCAGCTGGTGCAGACTCAACCGTCACAGGACCTACAGGATACACGGGGTACACGGGGCCAATAGGTGCTACAGGATATACTGGGTACACAGGTGATGCTGGAAGTGCGGGTGCTCAAGGAGCGACTGGTCCAACTGGTCCAACTGGATACACAGGGTACACGGGACCTCAGGGGGCAGCCTCTACAGTTACGGGCCCTACAGGGTATACGGGTTACACTGGACCTCAAGGAAATCAGGGGAATATCGGCCCAACTGGGTACACTGGTTACACTGGTGACCAGGGTGCGGCATCGACAGTAACAGGCCCGACTGGGTACACGGGTTACACAGGTGCGGCTGGAAGTGCAGGAACTCAAGGCCCGACTGGGTACACGGGGTATACTGGTGCTGCTGGTGCAGATTCTACAGTAACAGGGCCAACAGGATACACAGGGTACACGGGTTACACAGGTGCGGCTGGAAGTGCAGGAGCTCAGGGCCCGACTGGGTATACAGGGTATACAGGGTATACAGGTGCTTCTGCTTCTGGGGGTGGCCCGATAATGAATGTGTCTACTTTCTTTGAGTCTGACTCGACTCGGTTTTTTACTTTTACCGCTAGCTCAGCGACAGTATCCTTTCAAAACAATGGTGTTGAGTTGAGGGCGTCTTCTACGTCTGGCTCATACTGCAAGATAGACTTATTAACAACCAATTCGATTGGTTCTTTGTTCGATGACTCGTCGTCTTTTTGTAGTAATTTTGGAGCAATCGCTGTTGCGAATAGTAATAGCGAATTTTCTACTTGGGTAGGAGCATTGTCTTTAACTGGTGCAAGCATTACAAAGACAGGGAAGCATTACGGGTGGATCATTGACAGGACGTCAGGAACTGCTGATTTTCAGGCTTCAAATGCGAACGGAACGACTGAAACAAACACCTCTATCACTGCGTCTGCGAACATTAATGACTTCGTCACCGCTATTAAAGACGGAAATACTAATATAAAGTACTACACAGGAAACACGCTTGATGCTACTCATACCACAAATCTCCCCTCTGGGACGGGCTCTACCACGTTATTGAGTGCTGGTATTTGCAATAAAAACAATGCGGACGATGGGGACATTACAATGTCATATTGGGGATTCAGTTATGATCCTACTTCTTAAAATTAGATATGCCTAAAACTGTTTTTAACATTCCGACATGGGTTTGCGCTTGCGGATACAAGCAAGACTTTGAGCCTACGACTGAGAAAATGGATGAAGTCTTTAATAAGGATCGAAAATTTAAAGCTTCTAATGTGGGAGCGAACGATTGTCCTAGTTGTATTTTGAAGGGGGCTTCTGGAAGGCTCGCTCCAGCCAACTCAGGACATATCAGAGTTACAGTCATGGGTGAAGAAGAGATTGATGATTTAGTTATGTATGGAGGAGAGGTGACGAGAAAAAGTGAGGCGGCTGAATCAGAAGAAAGACGACCTGGCTTTCGCGAAAAAAGAAACCTTACTACAAAAGAAAAAAATGCTCTCAAAAAAAAGATCCGTGACGACATAGAGTTTTGGAATCAGCGAAAAATAACCTAATAATATGAATTTCTCTGTTTGTCTTATCGCTAAGAACGAAGAAAAAACCCTTCCTCGAATGGGGGCTTCATTGAAAGAGTTTCGAGAGAGAGGGGGGGAGATGCTTCTTTTGGACACAGGAAGTACCGATAAGACGGTTGAAGTAGCTGAATCACTTGGATTCAAGGTTTTTGAAGTTGGAGACAAGTTCGTGAAGAAAATCAGCAAGACACTCGCCAACAATATCAATAAAAAGTTTAACGGAGGAGACCAGCCGATTGTGAGCGAGAGCGATAAAATTTTCAATTTCTCAGCTGCGAGGAATTATATTGCCGAAAAGGCTGCAAACGACATGATCGCCATGCCTGATTGCGATGAGGAGTACACAGCTTTTGATTTGGATCGTATTTGTGAAGCTATTGAAAAAGGAGGTGATCAGCTCGAATACAATTTCGTCTACTCTCACGATGAATACGGCAATGAAGCGATCAAGTTCACTCATTGTAAGTTTTACAACCGTACAAAGCTTAATTGGGTAGGGGTTGTACATGAAGTACTCCAAGGAAAAGCGGAGAGAGTTTTCTTGGGGGAGGATATTATCAAGCTTGAGCACTTTCAAAACCAAGAAAGTGACCGATCACAGTACTTAACAGGTCTTGCTTTGGACTGTTTTCTGAATCCTGAAAACGACAGAAACTCACACTACCTCGGGAGAGAGTTTTTATACACAGGACGATACAAATCAGCAATCAAAGAACTCAAAAGACACCTCACGCTTGGGACATGGAAAGCAGAGAGAAGCCAATCAATGATCTTTATAGGAGACTCATATATGGCGTTAGGAGACGAAGAAAACGCTTTGTTGTGGTGGCATAAAGCATATGATGAAGAACCGAGTAGAAGAGAGCCTTTCGTACGGTTGGCATGGAACGCATTTACCAAGGGGGAGGCGCAAAGAGTAGTTGCATTCTGTGAAGCTATGCTGACGATCCCTTGGAGTGCGTTCTATGCTAATAACAGGCATCACTACACTGTTTTTCCTCATGAGCTCCTTTACTGGGCGTACTGGCAGCTAGGAGACCAGATCAGCGCGAAGATGCATTTCAATGCAGCGATCAGACACGATCCAAAGAACAAGAAATTCCTTGAAGACTTCAAATATTTCAATAGAGAGCCGAAAGTATGGCCTTCTGTTTCGATCGTTATTCCAACGCTAGGAAGAAAGAAGAAACTCAAAAGACTACTCGATGCTATTGAGGAAAACGCAGGGTATGAAAACTACGAAGTCATAGTCGCTCACGATGGAGAAGACCACAACGAGGAAGATTTTTATAGTGAAAGAGTCACTGTCTTGCAAAGTGAAAATCGGCAAGGTGTGCCAGTTACAGTCAAGCAAGCAGTCGAAAAGTCTCAAGGGTCTCTTGTGATGTTTTTAGGTAATGACTGTATTCCTAAAGAAAACTTTCTAAAAAATGCCGTTCAAAAAATGTTTGATTCCTGGGGGCTTCTCTTTGACGGTCTTGTGGGGTTAAACGATGGGTATTGGCGTGGTGAAATAGCTACTCACTGGCTGGCGTCTAAAGCTTTACTCCCCTATCTCGATGGTGAGTTCTTTCATACTGGATACAATCATGTAGGGTGCGATAATGAGCTAACGGCTCGATGTAAAAAGATCGGGAAGTATGTATGGGCTGAGGAAGCTGAGGTTTTTCACGAACACCCGATACAAGATAATTCTTTACAAGACGAAATATACAAACTAGGACTATCTAAACAAGACAAAGACAGAAAACTTCTCAAAAAACGCTCAGAAGACCTTGAATTTGAACTTTTAGAAAACTTTATTCGACCATAATGGCATATTACTCAAAAGAAGTACCGACGGGAACCGTTGACGGGGCAAATACCGTCTTCAATACCGCAAATTCAATCTATCAAATAGATGATATTTTCATTGATGGGGCTATTTACCTGGGCGATTACACGGTCTCTGGTACCGAAATCACACTCTCAGATGCTCCTGTATACAGTATTTATGTTGATTATTACGACTCGTCACCTGGCGGAGGTGCTGGATCATTCACTTTACAAAGTCTTTGGGATGAGTTCTTGAGACGTAAAAGAGACCTCGGAGGACTACCAGAGGCTACCTTTATCATGTGGTGTAGATGGATACAGAGATTCGCCTACAACAAAATCAAGCAAGTAGACCCTGAAAGACTCTATTCGGAGACTCAAGTAGTTGCTTCGAGAGGAACGAATGTACAGGTTTCTGTACCAGAGGGATTCAGAGACTCGGCTGGCGTCGATGCTGGCCTTTGGGAATTAGACAACGGACTCCCTACGGGGAACAGGCTTCCAAAGACAAGTTTCGCCTCTTGGCGTACGGGATATTACATATGGAAAGGATATATTCGATTCACTCCTGTGCAGTGGAATAAAACAATGACATACACCTTCAGATGGATGCCAGACCTTTACTCATTTACAGCCCTTACAGATTCTTGGACTGTAGACGGATCAAGTGACGGTACGCCAGTACTAGAAGAGCACCACTTGCAATACATGGTCGAGGCGATAGACGTCTTATATGAACAATGGGATATAAACCCTGGATCTGAAAGTTACGCAGATCAAAGATTTGTACGTGCTCTTTCAGAAATGCTCGAAAATATCAAGCAAGCACCTGTTATTTACCAGACTTTTAACTACGCATTAGGCTTCTAAAATGGTTTACACACCTCTAAAGGGGGCGTCGCCTCCTAAACAAAAGACCGATCTCAGCACAATGCCTACAAAGGGGATGAATAAGTTCTATGCTTCTCAATTCCTGGGATACGAGCAAGCAAAACGAATTGAGAACTATCGAGTGGAGGGGCCTGGGAAATTCACCATGAGAAAAGGGCTTGAGAGACAATTTTCAGACTCTGGGCAAAACTCTACGCTTTTCAGGCAGTTTGTGAATAATGAAATATTCATCTATGCACACGATGACAAAGTTAAGGCGTGGAATAAGTCTGCTGGGACGATTGAGACCATACATACGTATTCAAGCTCTAGTACTTATGAAGGGGAAAGGTACGGGGACTACTTCTTTATCACTAATAAAAAAGAGAAAATTGGCCGTATTTCCAGGACTTTAGCCTATGACGCTCAAACGAGTAATTTCGCTGTAGGAGAACAAATCACAGGTGGTACATCGGGGGCTACAGCCATCGTACTTGAGGATAGCGACTCTGGTACTACTGGAACATTAACACTAGGGAGTGTTGTCGGTACTTTCGAAGATAACGAGGTGATTACAGGAAGCTTAGGAGGTGCTGCCGTGATAAACGGAACCCTTTCGTGGAACTACACCACAATCACCAATGCTCCGATCTGTAATAATCTAAAAGTCATCTACAATCGACTACTCGCCATTGGAACGCAAGACAATCCAACTGGAGGGACTTATTCCGCAGTTGATGACGGTTCAAATCCTCCTTTTGATGATTGGACTGTTGGAACGCTCTCAGACGATGCAGATGAGATTTTTTCAAGAAATGTCGGACGTGCTTTGAGTGCAGAACTACTCGGAGATATAGTAGTAGTTTTTGGAGAAACGGGAAAATACGCATTTAGAATCGACACTATTACTGTCGGATCAGATATAAAAAAGGTTAATACTCCAGTGATTGATAGAAGAGATTTTGGGGGCTCAAGAGTTGCAAGACTTACCGCTAGAGGTCTTTTATACGCCAATGAAACAGGTCTCTGGCAGCTGCGATCCCTTGGGCAGCCTAATATTCCATATTCAGACCAGGAATCAAACCTCACTGATAAAAATTTGGGAGTAGAGTTTTTTAAGGATATAGACTTATTAAATGCAGATATTATATACGATGCGAACAATGACACTGCGTATCTTACTTGTGCCAAGAATTCAGCAGTCAACAATCTTGTCATCGCTTACAATTTCGAGAATAGTGCTGTCACTCTTTTTACGGGATGGAATATCGCACGCTTCGAAAACGTAGGTGACGACGAAATCTTTGCTATTTCAGCACTAAGCGTGAGAGGGTATAAATGTTTTTCAGGTGCTTCAGACGACGGAAAACCAATATACACAGAGCTAACCTTTGAACTCCCGAACGGAATATCAACAAACCAAGACTTTGTAGGGATGTACACGCAAGGATTTTTATCGTATTCGTCCCCTCTTTCTATTTGTTTTAATAAGTGGGATTTAGAAGGGAAATACGAAGAAAACTCGAAGTGCTTCACTTGGTCTGCTGAACTTGGGACACCAAATCAAAATGGATGGGGAGCATCTCAGTATGGTGGAGCTTCATGGGGCGGAAATTCAAACACAGAAGACAGGCCAGACGGCACTGTAGAAGCTTTTGGTGGTGCAAGGTGGCCAATTAGAGGATTTCAAAGGTTGGAATGCAAAATCACCTCTTCCAGCAAGCAACTCCATCAAATCACATGGATAGAACTTCAAACTAGACAAAAATCACAAATCACCAGAAGAAATATTTCAGTAGTCTCTAACTAAACGAAATGGCCTACACACCTATCACAGAAATAAATAATCCAGCATTGAACTATTTTCAATGGTCGACGCCAACCTATCCCACTCCGATGCTGGCAGCTTCTATCGATGATGATGACACAACAATCTACTTCACAGCCCCACCAACTGATAGAGACGGAAATGTGATTACAGGGAATTTCCTTTTTGGTACTCAAAAAGCAAACGGGTACATTGAAACAATATACGTACCTGATGCAGGAATGTCTGCTGATGGTCTCACGGCAACAGGTTGCGTACGTGGGATACGTTTATCGGGCTTAGATGTAACGACAGGAGACTCAGATCTAGCGGTTGCGCACCTAAAAGACCAGCCTGTATTTTGCAATATTTCTGCGACTATTCAGGCGATTACTATTTCAGCTCTGACTGCTGGAATTGGAGGGAATATCAAATTCAACGGAAGACCCCTGTATATGGGTGAAGGTATCTTTTCAGACAGGGTATTCGCAAACGAAGCGGCACGAGATGCAGCAATTCCAAACCCTGAGAATGGTGATGCTTGTTATCGGACAGACTTAGGGCAAAAAGAGGATTATGTAGGAGGTAGCTGGCAAGCGAGAGCTAGTGGGGTAAATCCAAACGCCTCAGAAACTGTAGCAGGGAAGGCGGAAGAAGCTACCCAAACTCAAACAGACGACGCCGATGAAACTGGTGAAACGGGGGCTAAATTATTTTCAACACCTTTGAAAACTGCTCGATCAGTACAGAAAAATGCATGGCAGTATATAGCCGATACAGGTGCAGCTGATGCTTACGTTGCAGACCTTGATCCAGCACCTACTACATACGCAGAAGGTTTAGAGCTATTTGTGAAAATTTCAGCAACAAACACAGGCGCATGCACAATTAACGTCAATAGCCTTGGAGCGAAGAGCATTGTCACCAAAGCGGGTGCAGCACCTCTTGCGGGAGATCTTCCAGAAGATGCAATAGTTCATCTGGTATACAACGGAACTGAGTTTCAACTTATGTCGGTCACTCTTGCAGGGATTGGTTTCGGGGCAGCAGACGCAGTGTATACAGATGGAGTTCTTGGAGACTCAATTAGTTCAGCAGACATTACCAATAACCTTAACCTCGTGTATCAAGACACTTCTAATATGAAGTGGTACAAGGTGACTACAATTACTGCTGATTGGTATGGTCGCCTCGGACTTGTGTGTGAAAACGGTTCAGCAAACGACACAGTAAAAATCCTCCTTAAAGGAAGATACGAGAATCAATCGTTTTCAAACATAGAGCCCACCTTTAGCTCTGCTCTAACAGGCACTGATATTAACGTAGGGAATGCAGCAAGTAATCAGCTCGCGGCATTCAATATTAATAATGAGTCAGGTGCTGAGTGTGTGATAACAGGAGGGACGATCTCCGCACGACAACAAGGTGCTCCTGGTGGAGATATGCAGGTTTATTTGGTACTTGAGCAGCAAGAGCAAGCTAACACACCAGCCATGATTAGGGACACGACAAATAATGCTGGCGTTGGGGCAATTATCGCAAGTGACACCATTGCTCAAGCTTCATTTAGTGGAACGTACCAGGATCTAGCCTTCTCTTTTGGTTCAACAAAGATCCCTGCAGGGGCGACCGTATACTTGGTTGTTGGAATGGCAGCAGCAGTAGACGCATCGAATTACTACCAGGTACAGAGTAATGCAGCAACCATGCTTTACAGCAGTAGTAGTTCTGCTTGGTCTGGTACAGCTAACGCTGGGAATATAACCCTTACAGTAACGTCTACTTCTCCAGTCGGGTACTCTGTCAAACCTAAAACAGGTTCTAACGGTAGTTACGGGCTCACTCCTTCTAATCCTTGGAGTAGGCCTGTTGGAAAAGTTCTTTCTTCATCTGAATTGTATTTTGACCCAGAAGAGCAAAACTCATCGGAGGATATAGCTAATATTTACTTTGCAGCTAGTTTTGGAGCTTTTATCGGTCTTGCAACAATAACAAGCAACTTTTGTCCTCGAGAGCTTACTATTGAGGCCGACTTAATGAATGACGCAACTACTGATACCTACTACCGATCAAAAGGAAGTATTAGAGCTGATAAAAGTCTCTCTACTCAATTTGGCCTAACAGCCAGCTGTGATGGTGTGCCAAGAACCTTCAATTTGAACACTCCAACTATCTCAACAGCCACTCCAACTAGTAGCCATATGTATCTACAGGGGCTTGATGGCGCGAACATGACTCAGAACAGACTTTACGCTGTAAGACTTGAGTCTGGTTGTTATATATACAGTGGCTACCCTTCTGGCTCAAATAATATAGGAGCTGGAAATAGCGGATATTCGGCAAGTATGGCTCTTCTAAATATTAGATCACAATAAAATGACAACCCAACAAAACGCACGACGGGAACTAAGGAAAAGACGCCTTGAGAAAAGAAAGGAAGCTCAAGGCTCTTCGAACGCAATTATAGGGACTCAGCCAGTTACTTATAGCAAGTCTGAAGTAGCTCCAAGTAAAAAACAAGCTCCTTATCAATACCAGTCTAGTCAAGGACAGATAAAACGTGACCCCGTGATGCCTGTGGGGACAAACCCTGACGGGACATACGACATGAATTACACTCCCGCTTCCTCAATGGAGATCAATGGAGTTTCCGACCCCTACGCTAAAAAAAAGCAGCTAGAAAACTTCTACAAAGAAGAAGGACTTGGGTTTAATGCGAATTTTTCAGAGTCTTTTCAAGATGACGCAAAGAAGTTTTTAGAAACACAACAAAGACAAGCTTCAGACCTTGAAAGACAACTTGGCTACGCTACAGAGCAAGCTAAGAAATCACTCGGGCAAGATCTTGGAGCATTGAATTCGAAATTTTCTAGGGGAAGAGAAGGATTTAATTCTTCGAGTAACTCAATGATCTCGAAGGAGCTCATCGGAGGAAGAAAAGAAGAATTCAATCAACAAATGGCTGATATTGAGTCGAAAAAACTTCAATTGAAACAACTTCAGGAGGCACAACAGAGAGGGTATCTTGAGTCGAGAGCGGATCAAATTGCTGCACTTGGAGCGAATCTTGCTAAGGCAGAAAAAGAGCTGCAAGACTCGGCGAATGAAAGCCGATCTCAAACAATGGATCTCCTTACGCAACTAAATGACTCGGGCGCGCTTGCTGGATTGAGTGATGGAGATATGGCTTACTTAGAGCAGATGCTCCCAGATGCTCCTGGTGGTGTTATTCAGCTTCTTTCTGGTGCAGCTACGCGAAAACAAGCCTCAGAAGAAAAAGCAGCTATTCTCGACAACCAAAAGAACACCATTGATATGGTGAGTGGATTGGTGAAACAAGGGGTCACGATGACACCAGAAATGATGATGAATTTTGCGCAACAAAGCGGGCTTCCTATGGAAAGCCTGTATTCTTTCAATACACAAGCTCAGCAAGTGATGAATGATAAGAGTTTGGATCAGGCTACCAAAGCCGCAGAACTACAAAAACTCACAAATGAGCTTGATCGAGAAGGAAGAGGGATTGTAAATGCAGACCTTGAACGACTCGACTATATCGAAGGGCTCTATCAACAAGGAGCTAGCCAAGAAGAGATCTCAAGAGCTAAGAAAGCTTTGGGAATGGATGATGAAGACGATCCAATGTACCAAGCAGAGCTTATGCTCAAGCGTTCAGAAGCGGAGATAAAAAGAAAACAAGCGGCTGGTCTACCTGTGACAATGGATGACAAATTGAAGCAATTAGAAGCAAAAGAGAAGATCGCTGCAATGAATGGATACGCTGAGTACGGCATTGGGGATGCATACGTACCTAATCAATCACTCAATGGCATTACGGCTACTTTTGAAGACGGTAAGCTTAAAATAGCTTGTGATGATCCGATGCAGTGTGGTGAGTTTGTAAATCGAACCTGGGGACTTGGAAGTGGTGGATCGGGAGGGTTTGGAGACTCGAAAGAACAAAAAATGAAACTTGTGGAAAGTAGAGGCATTTCGACTGGCTCTATTGTTGATTTTGCATCTCAAATAAAGCCAGGGATGGCCTTTGTAACAGATCAGGGAGCTAATGGTCATGTGGGTATTGTAACTCAAGTATTTCCAGACGGTACATACACAACATACGAGGCAAACATCGGAGACAACAACCCAGCAACACCAGACCCACCACAAGAAAATAGCCGATCGATAAAAGACGGTGATTTACAAGGGTTTGTCTACCCTCCAAAAGGGAAGTTTGAGGAAGTTGGAAAAACAGGCGGAGACACTTTGTATTCTCAGTTCGAAAAAATGGCACGAGACGCAGGCCTAACAAGTCCTACAGAGATAAAGAAGTTTGCAGACCAAAGACTAGCCGATTCATTCAAGCCACCTACAGAGGCTCAAGGGAAAGCTCTTAAAGCTCTATACACAGCTACGAACGAATCAGAGAATTACCAGGAGGCAATGAAAGGGGTTGATCCAGTTGATTTGTCGAACAGCGTAGGCGTGATAGCGAGAGAGCTTGGAAATTCAGAAGAAAAACTCACCTCTCAGTTAGTCAATCAATATGTAGATGATCCAAAGGTGAGGAACCTTATCAATAGCGAGTTGCGTTGGGTTGCTGCTGTTCTTCGTGAGGAGTCTGGGGCTGCTATTTCAGCATCGGAATATCTTACAAAGGGATCTCAGTTTTTTCCTAGAAAAGGAGATGATGCCTCAGAGATTGAAAGAAAAAGAAGGGCGAGAGAAGTGGAGGAAAGAGGTCTGAAGGCAAAGATAGGCGCAGCTGGTGATAGAGCATTCCAAGAAGAGCTCAAGATAAGAGAGGAGGCAAAGAAAAACGCGCCTAAGCAAGAAAATCCATTTGTAAATTTCCTTAGTTCATTTATTGGCCAGCCTGAGATTTCAGATGATCAAGATGAATTTAGCGCGATAGACATGACTACCCCAGAGGGGCTTTTATCAGAATTTGATTTATAAAAATATGGCTACACTTAGACAAGCGATCGATATAGCAAAAAAAGAGCCTAACTCTGAGAGATCTCAGAAGCTCAAGGCTGCAATTATAGCTGGAAAGATGGACTCTGTAGCGGAAAAAGAAGGAATAAACCTAGATCCATTCAAGTCGGTAGTCAAAAAAAGAGCTACCCCTGGAAGTATCGCTGAAAAACTTATTTCGAGCATAGCTCCTGGAGCTGTAAACACGGCAAAACAATTTGCAGATACAGGAAAACAAGTTCTTAAGCAAACAGGAGAAGCCGTCATGAAAAACCCTGACGCGGTTATGGAAAAGTATGAGAATTTCAAAGAAGTCGACAAAGCAAAGAAAAATGTAGTCTTGTCGCCAGGAGAAAGAATGGAGGACATATCAGATGAAGAAATTATTCAAAAATCAGAAGACCAAGAAGGAGCGAGAGAATCAGTCACTGGGCAAGTCGCAAGAGGCCTTGGTTCGAGTCTGTCAAAAACAGTCTCAGGAATTTCGTCTCTTACTAGGAAAGGTGCGGAAACTGTCACAGGAAAAGATATCGAGCCTGGCGTAATTGAGGAAACCTTTAGGGAAGGAGTTGAGAATGTAGACAAAAATCAAACAGGTATTGAAAGCCTTACCGAGATAGCTGGAGATATTGCACAATTTTTCATTCCAGGAGGGGCGGCAGCCAAAGGAGCAAAAGCCCTTCAGCGTACAAAACTAATGTCGAAAGCCCCCGCGCTAGTGAGAAATACAGCCCCGATAGCTCTTACAGAAGGACTTGGGGCGGCTGGAGTGACGGCGGCGCAAACTGGTGACATCGGTACGGAGGAGGTCTACGCAGGCCTATTAGGAGCTGTATTCCCTGCGATTGGTGGTACATGGAAAACCTTCAAGGGAGCTGACGAACTACTCTCAAAAGCTCCGAACCCTAAAGCCGTTAAAGAAGCGCGTCGAGCAGGGGTAAGTGAGGCGGATATCAATACAATTCTAAACTTATCAGACGATCAAAAGGAGATCGCGAAAGGATTCCTAGAGGCCTCAAAGAAAAAAGCTACCGAAAAGATCTCGCAAACGGGGAAGGTTAACAAGGGAGCATTCGGACAAGTAGGAAAAGAGCTGGATAGTTTTGTAGACGAAGCGGCTGGGCTCAAAAAATCTATCGGTAAAGAGCTCGGGGACGAAGCTGCAAAACTCAAGGGAACAACTAAGATAGATCTCTCTCCATCTAAAAAAGCACTACAAGATGTCCTGGGAGAGTCTGGTATAAAGGTTTCATCGAAAGGAAAACTGAATTTCAAAGGCACTCGATACGAGGGGCTTGCTGGTGATCAAAAAATAATCCAAGATGCTTGGAATTTCGCCAATAAAAACAAGAACGCAGATCCTTTTGTAGTACTTGAGAAAGTAAGAAATCTTGATGTGAAAGTCGGTGCTGGGAAGACGAAGATGGATATCGGGCCCGCTGAAAGAATAGTAAATATATACAGGTCAAGCCTAGATGATAGCGTGACAAACCTGTCTCCAAAACTTAAAGAGCTCAAATCTCAATATGCTCAAATATCAAACGCCCTTAAGAAGGTCAGGAAACTCATAGGTAAAGAAGGGGAAAAAAGTGAAGATGTTGCACGTAGACTATTTGGCAATGCTAGCGGAAAGACGGAGGATGTATTCAATGCAATAAACGATCTTGTAGAAAATTTCAGCATGAAGTCAGGTAAAGGCCTACTGAATAAGTCAGCTATTGCAGATGTGACAGACTCAGCCGCTGGGGCGATAAGCTCTAGGTCTTTTGCTGGTGGAGTTAAAGAAGGTGCTGAGGCAGCTACAAAAGCGGCTACTGGCAACGGTCTAGGAGACTTAGTCCTTATACCTTTGAGAAAAATAGCCGAAAAAATCTATCCAAAACTAGATAAAGATGAAGCAGTCGAAATGCTCTTAAAGGCAGAAGTACAGAATGGAATGAGCTTCCTTGACGTGCTGAAAAGCCTCTCGACTAGGGTGGCAGGAAAAACTGGAGCGGCTATTGGAGGGCTTCAAGAGCAATAGCCCCTGGAATAACCGAGGCTATAAACAAGCCTACACTTCCTATTGAGCCAGCCACAGCCATTCCAACAAAAAAGAAAGAAATACCCATGAATATCCAAAACTCCTTTCTAATTGAAGCTTTCAATAGTAAAGGAAGGACAACAAAGACCGCGATAAGAGACCAAAAAATAGTCCAGAACATAAAATCAATTAAGCAAAAAACAACATACCAAAACTCTGTCAATTAAGCAACTAAACATGAGTATATTCACAGCAGATCGAGACCTCAACAAGCTCACTCCTGAGATGAAGAAACGGGTACAAAAGTTTCTGAAAGAGTGCGCTGATGCTGGAACGCCTGTATTTATCACTGAGGGCTTTAGGACTACGGCACGACAAAAGTGGCTGTATTCTTTTGGAAGGTACGGAGAGAACAAAAGCAAAGGGAAAGTGACGTGGACACTTGAAAGCAATCACATGACTGGTGAAGCTGTTGATATTGCGTTTGATAAAGCGGGTGATATCTATGTGGGGCAATGGGAAAAAGTCTACGATATCGCTGAAAAGAATGGCCTTAGATCGCTTTATAGAGACTCTGGCTATGACAGGCCTCACCTAAACTTCGATCACAATTGGACACCGCCATTCAATCGAAGAGTACATGAGAAAAAACTCATAGACCTGGGAATAGTGACAACTGAAAAAGATCTCGATCTCCCCCCTACTCGTGAGGAGTTTTACAAGATCGCCTCATTGCTTCACGAAAGCCAGGAAAAGCGCATAGAAGCACTTGAAAAAGACAATAGAACACTAAAAAGAAAGCTCATACGATTAGAGAACCTTATAAAACGTATTCAATAATTTTTTTACTATGGAAGCATTTACTTCTGTCCTTATCGGACTACTTACGGCTTTGGCTGTAGAACTCGCTAAAAGAACAGGTTTTAGCGTATCAAATATTTTTGTATTCGCCGCACTCTTGGCTGGTGGATTTTGGACGTTCGCAGAGTACTTCGGCCCTACAGGTTTTACTGACAACGTCTTCGCGTTCGCCTCTGAGTGGATAGGAAGTGCAGCACTCGTATATTCAGCTATTCACACGGCTGGTCAAGTAAAATCTAAGTTTATGGAATAATGGAAGGAATAGAAAAAGACACATTCAAGCAAAGAAACAACCACGTAGACAGCGAGCTCGTGTACCTTAAGAAAGGACTCGATGAGAACAGCCGTATCACTAGAGAACTACATGACCAAGTTTTTCAACTTCACGGGAAAATATCTGCACTTCCCCTGAAAGTGAAGGACTCTGTAATGGGTGCTATAGATCACAAGTTTGTCACGAAAGACCGCTTCTCTCCTATAGAAAAGATCGCTTATGGGACAATTACTTTTATCCTATTAGGTGTTTTTTCTACTCTTGGAGCCGCAGTAGTATTTTTTCTCAGATATTCAACTTAGCATGGTGTTGTGGAGCACGCTTCGGGTTGCACCGAAAGAGGAGCTAGTTCGACTCTAGCTGTTAAGAACCAGGCTTTCTCTGGGAAAGCTACAGCCTACCATCTCTTCTGGGGTGGTGGGCTAGACTTTGTGATATAATAAAGCTGTAGCTTCTCACCTCCCTGTTGAAGTAATGGTGGCTGTAGGGAAACCGTTGACCAGCATAACGCTTTTACTTTTAAAAGCAGGGAGATGAGAGATTACTTACATATCTGGCCGTTGTCCTTTTGGTGGTTCCCATCCTGCTTCTGTACCATATGCCCCCATCATGAGCTCAACAGCCATTTTACAAAACTCATCACGTGAGAGGTCTTCTCCAATGTCATAGTTATAGACGTCATGATCACCATCTTGATAACCCAATAAAACAACATACTTTTTATTTCCGACTGTAGTCGCTACTGCTTCACCGAGTTTCTCTACGGCTTCTAGTATTCTTTTTCTGCTCATGAGTCTTTGTTAAGGGATTTAATATATCTTTCATATTCACGAATGGCATGGCTAGCTCCCTTTCCTTTTGAAAAACTTTTTAAGACTTCTTCAAATTCGGTATTATCTATTGCTATACTTGAACAGTAAAGACCAAAAGCTAATGCTTCCTCCGACGCCTCTCTCCTTCCTTCTTCTTTGGCCGCCTGTATCATTTTTTTTGCATATGCTGGTGACCATATATCCCCCTTTGAAGTCTTGTAAATGACGCTTTTTCCATCTTTTGATTCGTTAAAAAAAGATATGTAAGAAGAAATATTTCTCCCCATAAGTCTGCTTTCAGTGTATGTCAGCTTTTTTGTTGTTTTAGTCATCTTTATTTAAATTAAAAAATACTTGTTCTCTCACCCACTCCGCTAAGTCTCTCATCTTATCGTAGTCGTTCTCTAGTTCGTATTCAAACACTTCACTATCAGCTATGATGTAGTTGATAATCTCTATAGTCGTAGTGATCACTGAAAGATCATCGTTTCGCCATACACCACCATAGATACCGAGTTCATAGATCAACGCTTTGACACCTTCTCGTACTTTCCAAGTATATCGTTCGTCTTCTGGTATCTCCTGTAGCCGATCTGTTATGTCTGGGAGGTTCATAAGTATTGATTATATTTATTCTTCTTTACGTTTGGTACTTCCCATTCTGGATGGTCTTGGATAAATTCGACCGCTTGAGCTGCTTTCATCCTCCCTCCTAAAGCTCTAGGTATTCTCCTGGTGAGAAAGGTGACTTTCTTTTTGCAAGCCTTGCAATACGCCCTTGTTCTGGAAGAGGCCTCAAAATCTTCATAACAAACAAAGCACGTTTTGGTATGTTTTTTTTGTGCGAAATAGAACATCTATTTTAGGGGGTAAATATAAAAACGTCTCACGTCGAAAAGAAGCTCTTCAAGCCAGTTGTCTAGTGAATTTAGATAGTGTTCGAACGAAGAACCTCCCTGCCCACCATCTCCGATTTGACCACTATCAACAGTGTGTTTTACCGCAGCAACAAGGGATAAATTAGGTGTTCGAACATGAAGTTTTTTATACGCAGGTGGTTCTCTGAAAACAAGATCCCAGTACTGCTCCAATACTGGCTTGTTCTCTGGCTTTAGGAAGAACTCATAGGGGTGTTCGAACATTTTTTTCACATAATTCAAATACCCCCTCATTTCTTCCTCTTCTACTTCTGTTTTGTTGCGAATATTCGTTGCGTTTTTTATCTCTTCCTCGATATTTTCAATCTGTTCAGCGATCATCTTCTTTATGAGCGAAGAGTCGGTGCTTGTGTATTCTTTCAATAGGGCTTGTTGCCTTAATCTTAGATTAGTGACATTATTTGAGACCTCTACAACATCATCTACTTTTTTGAGTTGTTCTATTCGAAACTGATCAACTGCAACCATCTCTAGCATGTCCAAAGTGTCGCTTCCCACCCCTATCTCTTCAAAGAAAGAACCCACAGTCTCGTGGAACTCCTCTCGTGGCACACGAAAGTTATGTCCTTTATAACAGTGGTAGTAATGATGTCGCTTGCCGCTCTTTCCTCTGGAAGCACTCGCCGTCAAAGGATTGCCACAATCACACGTCACAAGTCTCTTGAATGGGTATTCTGGATTATTGACTATTCTTTGTCTTTTTTCCTGGCCCTCAATAATTTCCAGAGGCTTCTCCTTGATAAAGATCTTCCCTCGATTTGCCTTGTTAAAAAGATCCACACTCACAAGTCCTTTAAATTGGGCTTTGACAGGCTTGTTTTGAGTCCACTTCCCCACGATAATACCAGCGTATACGGGGTGTGAAATATATTTTTGAAGCTGCTTGACTGTAAGAGGCTTTTCTCCTCTATTGCCGACTACTTTTCGAGTCTTTTTGTCTCTAACATTGTAACGCCTGGATTTGTACCCTAAAGCGTTCATTCTATTAACAATAGCTTCATCTGAAAGCCCCTCTGCTCTTAGGGTGAACATTTCACGGATAAAGCGAGCTTCTTGTGGGTTTGGTACACGAATTGGGCGTTTTTTGCCGTCTTCACATATGATTTTCTCATTTTGATAGCCATATTGTGCTGGCCCCAGAGCGTAGCCTTTGCGTACAAGACGTATTTCCTGTCCTATCATTCTTGTGAGCATAGTAGATACCTCTTCCTGTGCCATATCAGCTTTGAAATTTTCTGCGAAACGAGTAGGTGATTTTTTTGACCAGGAATACTCAACACCAAGCTCTTCTAAGGTGTTTTTTTCTTCTTGGATTATTCCAGCGCAATCAATAATTGACACACCGTATTCTGAGAGACGCTTTTTGAATTGAGAAAACGAAGAAGCCCCACCGCGAGTAAGCCTATCAATGTCTCTTATGAACACCGCACTTATAGAGGGGTCTGAGGATATGTAGGCGAACATAGCGTCAAGAGCTGGCCGTGAGTCTTTTCGCCCACTATAAGGCTCTCGGAACGCTTGCATCACTTTATAGCCCCTCATATCCGCTTGTTTTCGGCATACTTCTTCTTGTTGCTCTAAAGATTCTCCTTTGTCGGATTGTTTTGTTGAGGATACGCGAAGGTAGATAAGGGCATTCATCGGCTATAGTAAAAGTGCTTGGAAAAGGAGTATAAAGCATCTATCTTATCCTGGATCTGCTTATCACTCCATGATTCATATTTCGCTCCAAAAATATCACGGATAACGGATACAGTCACCTGCCGCTCTCTAGACTTGGAGCTTTTTATTGTTTCGATATGTGTTTTGAGGTTTGGCATTATTTTTTATATAAATTCCAGTAATCACTGGTTCAATAGCACTGAGTAGGGTTTGACCTACAGTCTTTTTTAGATGGAAGCTTTATGATTCGCTGTGGACTTCTCCATCTTGTCACCACACGCTGCCTTTTCGCCCTATGCTCGTCAGCCTAGGAATTACACTTAGCTTTTACGCCTCACTGGACGCCATCAGTGCTATTGAATCAAGGATCAAGAAAATATTCCGTGTAGAATAATTGCAGCTGCTATCATCCCGAAGCCTAAAAATATAGCCTCTGGTACTGTGAGTGAGGCAGCTAACTCTCCTATTGATTTTGCAATTTCTTGGTCGCTCATCTCTCTAAAGTAAAAAAATAAATATTGAATCAAGGATCAAAGTCATGCTCTATCACTC